AACTAGCTAAACGAGTAGAAAATAAGACAGGGCCAAAAAATGAACTGGAAGAATTTCTAGCACTTGAAAAAATTAAGGCACAAGAAGCTGAGTTAAAACAATTTATGATTTACTGCGGCAGGCCAGGTCTTTGGCAAGATTGGATGAGCTTCCAAGCTAAGGCTGCTAGAGACAGGAAAGACGCTGTAAAGAATAAGGCAAAGGCTAGATACCAGCGCCAGAAAGCTGTTCAACAAAATTTAAACTTGGGCATTAAAGTAATGTCATGGCTGTTAGTCGTAATCGCCTTTATGTTTGGTGTTACTTATTATTATGTGAGATAGAAAATGAAAGACATTGAATTAACTGAGGCACAACTAGATAAAATTGCTGAACTGGCTAGTGAAAAATCTATGGCAAAATTTCACCAGGCTGTAGGCAAGTCTGTAATTAAAAAAGGCTTCTGGCTTGCTGCTGCTGTTGGTGTTGCAATTCTAGTTTTTCTCCAGGATGGCATACAAAAATGACTTATAAATTATCGGATAACAGTAAAAAAAATAGAGCATCAGTTGACCCACGATTGATTGAAATATCTAACTTGGCCTTGAGCATATCTACTGTGGACTTTGGGCATGGGCCTTTATCTGGGTCAAGAACTGCCTCAGAACAGAAAAAGTTATTTGATTCTAAATTAAGCATGGCTGACGGGATAAAACATCGATCTAGGCATCAAGAGGGCAAGGCACTGGATTTTTACGCATTTAAAGATGGTAAGGCTTCATGGAATGAGGAAGATTTAGCCGTAGTTGCAGCCGCGTTTTTGACGGCCTCAATCCAACTAGGGGCAGGGTATGAAATTAGATGGGGAGGCTTGTTTAAGTCTTTTAAAGATATGCCCCATGTAGAGTTGGTGGAATAGCATGGGCGTTCTAAGCACGATATTTGGAAGCGGTGATGTCATTAGTAAGGGCATGGATCTAATAGACTCATTCCATACGTCTGACGTTGAGATGATCGAAGCCAAGACCAAGGCTAAGACTGACCTGATGACAGCCTACGCGCCATTTAAGATTGCCCAGCGCATCATGGCGACTATGTTCTCAGTAACTTATATCAGCACTTATGTCCTGGTGATCGTTATGACTTTCTTAGGCAAAGATGTAACTGGGGTCAAAGCAATCCTGTCTGAGTTTCAGATCGATTGGATTATGTTAACAATAGTCATGTTCTACTTTGGTGGTGGACTAGCCGAAAGCGTAATGAAGAAGAAGTAATTCCCCAAGGCTCCACCTTTGGCTACCTTTTGGTGGTCTTTTTTGTGGGTGGTTCTAAGTCACTCAGATTAACCAAGTTAACACCACCCTAAAATAAATTAATTTTTTCTAGCACTAGGGAAGGGTTTACTTTATAGTGTCGTTTTTCGCGGAAACACTTTCCGAATATACAGTGTTGAAGTTTGAAAGAAGCTAGGCAGTTAAGGGCGTTAAAATCCTTATATTGTTCGGAAATAGAAGGTTAAGTCTTTGATTTAATAGATTAAACCCTCAGATTGTGATTCCGGTGGTCGTGGGTTCGAGCCCCATCGTCCACCCCATTACCACTACCTTTCAGCGATAGCCCTTACTAACTTCCGAACACTTCCGAATAAAAGTCCGAATATACAGTGGTGTTCATCCATCCAGTTTTAGGGTTATTTTAGGGTGGGAGTGACCTTTACTTTGCGATCATAGATTGCCACTTGAGATTGAGTCTTGTGACCAGAAAATTCTTGCTTATTACCCTCATAGTCAGAAATGGCTTTTGCCTTAATATCGTGAAAAGTAAAATCTATACTTAATTCACCATCGTATTTCTGCTTTGCTTCTTTTCTGGCAGCTATAGCCCACTTTGCCATTGTCTTCTGTAAAGGCTGATGTCCTTTCTTATCACAAAACACTAATTCAAAATTAGTTACTTCTTGTACTGACAGGGCTAGGTCAACCGCAGCTCTCAATCGTGGATTCCATTCCTTTATTTGCTTCTTGCCTGTTTTACCCTGGCGAATGAAAATACCTTCTTTTCTTAATTGGCTGCGTTTTAAACTCCATACATCACCTTGCCTAGCCGCACAGCAATAACTAATTTCCATACACGCAGCCAGAAGGGGCCACTTAATGTAAGCCTCTGCCAACCAAAGAAAGTATTCCCAATCTTCAATATAGCGATCACGGGGAGGCTCTTTAAAGTCTTTTACGCCTATAGTCGGGTTCATTTGCACTTTGCCGTTTTCATAGGCCCATGCAAACACAGTGCTTAAAAATGATCTTTCACGATTAGCTTGAGTGGTTACGCCAGCCTCTTTGCGTTTATCCATGTACTGGCGAATGTGATGGGGCTTAATGCGGTGTCGATTCATTTGCCCAAAACCAGATATAAACTTTTCAGCGTATCGGGCATAATCTAATTTAGTGCGTGGTGCTAAGTCTCTGTGGTTTACGCTTGCCATGTACCCACGGATAACTTCAGCAAACGCACCTGTTGGTTCCTCATGCAGCAATCTAGCCGATTGATACTTTGCCAGAATGATTTCTTTAGGCTCAGTTAACTTGCCCAGGCGCACACAGCCACCGCTTTTAGGGCGGTATTCATAGGCACTCTTGCCTACATAACACCGCACAGGTAGCCAATCTAGGCCGTTAATTCGTTTTCTTGGAGCCATTATAAACCCATTGCTGAAAAGTCGGGTTCATCATTATGCGCTATAGCTTGATTGAATCGCAAATGAGTCGGGTTGTTAAAACTGTACCAGGTGACATGAGGTGCGCCATTAGCATCTTTCATAAAAAATATGCCATGTTCAGTTAACACCTGACACTGTTTTAATTGTGATTTATATCCTGTCACCTTTTCAAGATCACTTTCGCTTATTAAATCATTCATTTTCTACAGTCCCAGGTTTCTTGTTTACAGCTAGGTGACGCAAAGCTGCGCCCCCTGTTGTCAGGCTCTGGTATAGCCTTACGCGCCCACTTAACCTTTGCTTCTCGCCTATTAAGCTCGTCTATCAAATCCTGATCGCTAACCATAGTGATCGGCACAGGCACTTGCACTGTAAACGCCTTGTAAGCGCCTTGTAACCGCCTTGTAAAAGGCACTTGCACTTTAGTATTCATTAAGCAGCCTCTTTTACGCCTAATAATATGCGACTGAGCCATCCCAGCTTATTAACAGTAATAATGCTGTGGCGACCCTCGTAGCTGAAAGACTTGACCTTTAGTACGGGCTTGTCTATTGCAGACCCGATGGTAGGCTTTTTAATGACGCGCCTTTTCTTAATAATAGCTAGCGTATCATTTGCTTGGAGAACAACGTCTTTAGCTTGCTTTTTAACCTTAGCGTATTGATCGGCATTGGCTTGCTTTAACGTGTACCTACGCATTGAGCAGGCTTGCTTAGTTCGCTTGAGCTTCTTAGCAATCTTTGCCATGTTTAACTTACTTGTCATAACCAGGTGAGTGTCTTCTGGAGTCCAAGGTTTGTTTTGATTTTTTTGTTTCATTGTTACTGCCTCTAATTAAAACGGGATTGAATCATCAAAATTATCAGTCGGGCCTTTGTCCCACTCAGCCATAGAATTTGCTTTAGCCTGTGCCATTTGAGGCGATTGCTGCGGTGGCTGCGCGTGAGGTTGGGTTTCTTTAATTGTTACAGCTAGGCTCAATGCTGGGCCTTTTGGATTGGCATCCGCTTTACGTTTCCACCCTGATAAAAAATAGTCCTTACCATCGACTAAAATAGAACCCGTGAAATCAGGCTGTGTGTCTTTCGTTTTGGCGTTAGCCCATATTGCACCGCGATTGTTATTATCGTACTGACTCATTTTCATTCTCCAGTTATTTTAAAAAGTTAAGTCCATATGACCTTCATTTACTACATCTAAAAATTTCAATAGCTTTGCTCTGCACTCGTCAATGTCATCAAAGTCGTCCCTGGTGACTGTCTTAACGAATAATGGTCGCTCGTAATTTCTGTCATCGAAACTGGCAAAGACCCAATACTTAACATCGTCTGACATGATGAATGGGGCTTTAACCTGGTGCAGATATTCCTTGGGTATCTCATTCTTCATAAGATACTCAACGTGCTTTTTACTGTTTGGGCACTTGGTTTCGATGCCGCCAACTATCACGCCATCTTCTTCTACAATGCCATCTGGTGAGATTGAGAAGCGTGGGTATGCGTCATTAAGAAGCAAGCCTGTCTCAGTAAACTGGATGCCTGTCTCATCTTGTGTGGCCCGTATAGCGAATGGCTCAAGCTCATTACCTCTGTCGATTGCAGGGGTGCTTAGATCGCTCATTTGAACCTCTGTCATGCGGTCTGCAATCAACGAGTACATCAATGTCTTTTGGACTGCTGGGGTTCCCAGTGCGCTACTGAGGCTAGTGCCAGTAACATTCCCAGCCCTAGCTTTTAACCATTCAAATGACTTTTGTTCAATATCCAATTTATACATTGGTTTCCCCAATCTGGTTTTTCATGGTGTCTTTGTATTCAGTTAAGCGAACCTTGATGTGTTTAGGTATTTCAGTAAAAACTTTTTTTAATTCATCTATCGTTGTGCATTGGCTTAATTTGTTTCCATGAAGCTCTAGCAAAGATTTATCTTCTTTAGTTTCTGGAATGGTAGCTCTTACGCGAAGTGCCATACCTTCTTTACCAAATGCTTTAATTAAAGTTGCGTAAATCTGAATAGATTGTCCTTTCCAATCGTAATAATTAACTCCATAAAGTGAAGCGATGGTTTTGACATTTGTAATGTTCATTACCATTGGAGGCGCGTCTTCAAAAGTAATAACAGGTACTTCTTTTTGTTGACCGCTATCATCTCTAATATTTTGCGTTTCAACGTGGGCAATCTTGGCGACTAGCTCTTCACCTTCATTTAAGTTATGAGAACCAAGCAACATAGTCTTATTTGGAAATAGGTTTTTCCAATGCGTTGTCTGGCTAGGCTCATAAACAATGCTAGGGTTAATTTGCGCTACATTATTCATAGTTCTACTCCTGCTAAAATTATTACAATTACAAACAACCAGGCTTGGACTGAGGCACTCATGCGGTCATACCTACTGTCCACCAGACTGTTACAATTGCCCAAATAAGAACCCCTAGCGAATTAATGATTAGCGTGTAACGTGAAATATTCATTACGCACCTCGCAAGTTTAAAAATTCTAAGTTGGGCTTTGTGAATGGGGCTGGCTTTTCGTTTTGAAGGTATTCAAAAAAGTCATAAACCCAAACTTTAAAATTGGAGTCTTGGGCTAGGTGTGTGGCTGTCTCACCTTTGTGATTGTTAAACAAGGCTGCGGCAAATATGCTTGCTGCAAGTTCAGATGCGTCTAAATGCTCTGTAATTTGATCAAGCAGAATATCAAAGGCTGAGTAAGTCGTTGGCTCATGGTTCCAGCTAGCTTGAAAAATAACTTCATGCTCAATCATTAGTTCTTTATAAATGTCAGCTAGCGGTGAGCACTCATCAAACAAACCCTCAACAGGTGGGGTATAGTCGTCTGTGTATGCGTTAACCTGGCTTGTTACATGACAGTGGTTGATTGAATTCATTTGCTGCTCCAGTTCTTAATTGGTATGACTCATAATAAGTTAAGTTAACAAGGATTGCAAGTTTATTTGTTATGTATTGATAAGTGTCATGGCGAGGGTAAAATTTAAGCCAAAAAAAATCCCCATAAAGGAGATCGGTTGATATTGATGTAAAGTTTATTTAGTTGGGGCCATTCGGCTCAGAGTCCTCTTCAAATTTACCGAGCATAAGATTGCTTTTGCGCAATCCATATAAGCCGCCTGTCGCAACCTGATGCTTAGGTTGAAGATGGCTGTGCGCGTCTACAAAGGGCAACCACCATGACCAAACTGTATTCTCAGTCATCCAGTGAAGTTTCTTGCAGCGCATTTTAGCGTAGTTAAAGTTAGTGTTCATAATAATTATTCGGCTACAAATGAGCCAATCACTACTCCTATTATTTTAGAACCATCTGTAAATGCTTCTATTGCGTACTGTGGGTTGATTGGCTTGAGCAGCTTCTTACCCCCATCTTCAATGTACTCTTTAAAAGTTGCTTCCTCAGAATCCTCAAGTTTAGCCATAACGCGAGAACCACTAACTAATGGCGCGTCTGGGTCAATAAATATAATGATTCCTGCTGGATAACTTTTATTGTTGGGGTAGGGCGATGTCATCGAATCCCCGTTGACAGTCGTAGCAAAAGTATTTTCACCACATTGAACTGGGCAGTACAACCAATCCACTGTCTCCTTGTCTAGCTTCATATAATCTCCTTGATAATATGCGTTAACTTCATTCCACCTGATTAATGGTATTCGGCTGTGAATAGGTGCAATTGAAACCTCACCGCCAAATGTTGCTCCATGCAATATGTAGTCTGGGGCGCAATCTAACGCCCTTGATAGTGCTGATAAGTGCTTGTTCTTTGGCTCTACTTCCGCATTTTCCCAATACGTTATTGAGGTTGCAGATACCCCCACCAACTCGCCTAATGCTCGCTGGGTTAAGTTTTTTTCCATTCTACGAGATTTAATTCGCTGTCCAGAAGTTGTCATTGCTGTAGATCCTATGTTCTTTTTAAAGTTGTCTAACACT